CATGGGTAACAATCTATATTGATGCTGCTTCTAGAACCAATGATGCTAGTAGAAATATAGAGACTGACCCTCTACCAGGTGCTGGTGTGATTGCTGAGATTGTTACAACTGGAGATACGATACAGAATATTACTCCAGCAGTTGTTGGTTGGAATAATGATAGTACTCCTGCTACCACTGCATATTTGAAAGTGGTTAACAGAAGTGGAGGACAACAGAACCTAGTTGTTACTGCAACATTTGTAAATTTAGAGAAGTAATATGGCTACTGATAAGATTTACATAGTCACCCTTAAAAAGAAGGAGGACTTGGACGGATTCTATGCAGACATGGCATCCGATGGTTTCAAACTTAGTTTGAAGCGTCCTATCAGTAGGAACACACATTACTTTATGGAAGAAGAGGATGCTGTAGAGATTCGAAAAGACTCTAGAGTTATTGCAGTAGAAAGACATCCAGAACAGTTAGGTATAGTACCTACACCATATGGAGTGGTTAATTATGAACCTTATGGAGTCTCTGGATCATTCAGAAAGAGTGGTAGTTTTACTGATCCCAACGATAGGGACTGGGGTAAGTTATCTGTAGCAGGTACTGATCTTCAGAGGAGAAAGGCAACTGATGGTACTGGTTGGGGAACTAGTGGTAACAAAGAAGCTGTTACTGATAACTATGAGATGTACAACAATGGTAGACATGTTGATGTTGTTATTGTTGATCAACCAGTGTCATATGACATGGAAGAGTGGAAGAGTCCTAGTTCAGGACTGACTAGGTTTGTGCAATATGAATGGTATAATGAGTTGAATGCATATGTTAGTAGTATAGATGATGATGGTTACACTCTTCCAACAGGTAACTATCCTAACTACCCATTAAATCAAGATAATTTAACCTATCATGGTACCCACGTTGCAGGTACTGTTGCTGGACAGTGGTATGGATGGGCTAATGAAGCAAACATCTATAGTATGGGTATTCTCTCTGGTGCTGGTGGTTCTACAATAGCAGGACCAAGTACTATGTTATGCTTTGATTATCTAAGAGCATTTCATTTATACAAACCAATTAATCCAGTTACAGGTCATAAGAATCCAACTGTTACTAATCATAGTTGGGGTTATTCTTATAACATGTATGAGAATGGATATGATTTACCATTGACTCCTTCTGATTATGATATGGTTAGTTGGGGTGGTCAGCAATACACTGCATCAAATCCTAATCCATCTGGTTGGACTATGACAGGATTGGAAGCTGATTTTGGTATGGGTGAGTATCATTATTCATGGGCTATGCACTATGCTTCTGTTAATGCAGACGTTGAAGATGCTATCCAAGATGGTGTTGTAGTTATCGCTGCTTCTGGTAACTCTGATTGTTATCATCCTAATCGTCAGGATGACAAGTGGAATAATTGGATGAAGTTGAGCAACGGAACTTACATTTATGCATGGAGAGGGTCTTCCCCTGCTAGTTTGACTGGTACTGATCAGGTTATTGCTGTTGGTAATTTAGGTAATGGTGAAGCGTATGAGAAATCTACTTCATCAAACTTTGGTCCAGGTATAAAGGTATGGGCTCCTGGAAGTATGATTCTTAGTGCTTTTAATAATTCTACTGGGTATCAGGATGCTAAGTATGGAGGACAGAATTTCTTCAAAGCAATAAGTGGTACAAGTATGGCATCACCACAGGTGTGTGGAGTTGCAGCATGTTTAGCAACCAATAAACATAGATTTACTAACCGTGATGTCATTGGATTCATAGAGTATGCAGGTAAGTATGATTTCTTAGAATTTGATAGAGGATTACATGGAGGTTTCCATATTTTAAATGTTACTAACAATGGATCATCTGGTTATGTTATAAGTGGAGATGATATTAATGGTCCTCTTAGTGGAAACAATCCAACGATCACTATAAATGCAGGTGATGAGGTATATTTAAAGCAACCTTCAGGTGGTGCATATTTTTATATGACTGCACTTGATACAGGATCAAATCCAAATAGGTATGGAGGAAACTATTATGATAGGAATAATGGTGTTACATATGGTGTGTATAATCCAACCTTAACAGTTGAGGCAGGTGATTCGGTTCAAGTTGAGATTGGTTATTCAACAAACGCTAACCTAGAACCACTTTATATTAAGACTTCATTCACCAATGGAGTAAATGATCAAGTTTCTTCTGGTGTAACAGGACAGGGTGCTTCTGCTCAAGGTGCTGCTGTTGTATGGGATACTGCTGGAGTATCACCTGGAACATATTATTATTGTTCATCCAACAATTCTAATGTTGGTGGACAGATTAATGTAGTAGCAAAAGGATCAATATATAATCACCCATTGTATATTAAAACCATTGGTAATAGTGCTGGATCTGGAGACCTATGGACTGGGAACCAATTGAATGGTGGTAATGTAAACAATCAAGGTGAGTCACACGGTCATAAAAACGGGTACAGTCATTACATTTATTTCAAAGTACCTTGGAGTGCAAATAATTCAACAATATACTATCAGTGTGGTCAGCATGCTGGCATGTATGGTGAGATTAATATCATAGGTAACCCAGAAATTAATAGACCAGGTGGTTTCGATGATCCTACTCATGGTTTTGGTGGTAAGAATTTATTGTTGACTGGTTTGAATCCTAGAGACCTTGATGGATACATTGCAGGATGGAATAAACAAACTAACAAAGGTAGGAGATGGGATCAAGATGATCACATCATTAGTTTGAATGGTGTAGTTAATTTTCCTAGAAGTAATACATACTTTGGACCTCCTGTACCATAAGGTCTATAAATAACTCACTTAGTGTAATATTATGGCTACAAAAAAAGACGAACCATTAGTAGATACTCTAGAAGATCCTACTGATACAAAGGAGAAGAAGAAAGGTTTATTTGGTAAAGCAAAAGACGCACTTCTTCCCGATCCCGAAGAGCAAGCAGCGATCATTAGTACAATGGTCAGAATCACAGTGCTGGCCTGGTCTGGAGGCATCTTAACTTTAAACTATGTTGCCATACCTGGTGTTCCTCAACAGAAAATAGATCCGACATTTATAGCTTCAGTTTTTACAGGAGTTTTAGCTAGCTTCGGAATTCAGACAGCTAGTAAGAAGGGTGACGGTACTATGAAGATGGACAAGAATGGTAACGCCACTAATGGTAATGGTGGAGCTCCACCTGTTACCGCAAAAGATATTGAAGCGATCATAGCGAAAGCTGGACCGACTCAAACAATTCGTATTGAACAAGCACCTCTTAAAATAATTGGTGTATCCGATACTGATAACAAAGAACCATACAAAATGTAAAGGAGAAAAATTATGAAATTCAATTGCCCAAAGGTTAGCTTTAATAGCATCGCAAACATCCTAGCATCAGTTTCTGCTGTAGGACTTGCAGGTATCATTGGTACTGCATCATATGTTTATGTAAACAGGGATGCAATCATTGATGATATCAAAAAAGAAGCCATCGAGTCTATTACTGGTGGTGCTCTAGGTGGATTTTCTGGTGGTGCTCTCACAGGGGATGTTCTAGACACTAATCCTCTAGCAGGTGAGAACGCAGCTGCAGGTGGTACTTCAATGGGTCTTCCTATTCCTGGATCACCTTTCTGATGGACTTGCAGAAGATCGCAACAACTGGGACGGCAGTGACCGTCCTAGGGACTGGTGCGTTTGTTGGTGGCAACCATGTTGTTGACCAACAGACTGGTGGTCCACAGCGAAGACAGTCTGAACAGATAGAACAGATAAGACAGGTGGTAGCAGAAGAGTTGTACCTTCAACTCAAGGATGCATTCCCACCTAAGACTGGCGGTGTGTCTGGTAATAAAGACAGACCACCATTAAATTATCGTCAGCAAGTTTTACCTCCTAAATAACTTAGTTTGACTAAAAATCATGACAAGTTTGATTGACCCCAAGAAGTACAGCGATGCAGTTGGCCTTTTGAGGTCATTTTTTTTATCTAAAAATTTCCTAGAAGTTCATACTCAGAATAGACTGAGCATCCTTGCTGCCTGTGAAGATCCAGAAACAGTAGCAACATATAATTACGGCGATAATATTTGGCCACTACCACAGACAGGTCAGATGTGGTTAGAATATGAATTGTTATCCAATCCTTCTGCGGAAGGATTTTTTTGTGTCTCAACCTCATACAGGGCAGAACCCAACCCAGTACCAGGTAGACACGAGACCATCTTCCCTATGTTTGAGTTTGAGATGAAGGGTGGTGTAGAAGAACTACAAGAGATGGAGATTGAATTGTGTCAATGGTTAGGTGTACCCCTAGACACAGTTAACATTAAAAAATATGAGGAGTGGGCTGGTGGGTTCAATGCTATAGAACTTGACCACGATCACGAGAAACAAATTGGTAGAGGTATGATTACTGACTTTCCTGAATGGACATCACCTTTCTGGAACATGTCTAGGAATGATGATGGCACCAGTCGTAAGATCGATGTTATCTTAGGTGGTCAAGAGACCATAGGTAGTGCTGAACGTAGTACTAACAAGGATCAGATGAGGAATACTTTCTATACTATATCAGAGGGTAAGTATGCTCAGCTTATTATTGATTTGTTCGGTAGAAGCAGAGTGGAGAAAGAACTAGAAGACTTTCTCTCATTTGATTTCTTTCCTAGAAGTGGGGGTGGAATCGGTATCACTCGTCTAATTACAGCCCTTTCATAGGGCTACATTGTGAGGTGACGAAACTGGTAAACGTGGCAGGTTGTTTCCCTGCTGTCTCTGGCGGGACTTGGTGGTTCGACTCCACCCCTCACAGTTAAATAAATATATATGTGAATTGATTGTGATTAATGCCTCCTAACATTCCAGACATTTCAATAAACAATCAAGGTATCCCTGACATTACAATCAATGGTACAGGGATTCCTTTGATACCTATACAAGGTAATGAAATTCCTGCTATAGGTATCACTGATACTCAGATTGCAGACATTAGGGATGT